AACCAGCTTTGCTGCGGGTTCATGGCCAGCCACAGGCAGGCGATAAGTAAATCCAACAGGCCGATAAAAATATTCCAGCCAGCGCCGCTTTGTTTGCGGGTTTGACATCCGTTAACGATGCGGGAAATACCGCCGAGAACAAATAAAAAGCCAAATAAAATGGCCAGACTGCTCATACCGTTGAGAGGATTGACGACAAAGCTCAGGCCGAGCACGATCCAGGCGATGGCGAAGATCAGCGCCACCAGGCGTGATTTCCAGTGCTGCTGGCGGAAGACAATCAGGCTGTACAGCGAATAGAAGCCGCAGATCATCAATAACATGCCGGTTACTGTGGCGAGATACCAGCCGGCGACCAACGGCCAGGCCAGACAACAGGCTCCGCAGATAAACAGCAATACCGCCATCAGGCAGGCATGCCGTTTATATCGAATGAAGACGCGTGGGCTAAACGCATTTAAGGTGTAATGGCTAAACATAAACATAATTGCTCCGCAGATCCCGGTTGGCGGCCTGACGCTGAATAAAAAGCGTGAGGGTTTATTCAGCGGGCCAAAAGAAAGGTCTGAGGAAAATAGTAGGCCGCGCGATCGGCAGGCGTAAATAAGAGCGCCGAGGCCACTTTATACGCCTGGTCTGACAGCTGTCAGACCAGGCCCGCAATATTACTTCCGGGCTCTGATTCTCAATGCCCACGATATTTTTTAAGCTGGCTGCTTTTGGTGATGCTTACCGATTTTAATCAGGAGTCAACGATGAAAAAAGTCATTCTGGCGAGCCTGCTGGCAACCATGATGAGTACCTCTCCGGTATGGGCAACAGATAGCGCGACGGCAGCGCCAGCCGCGGCAGCCACGACGCAGGTACAGAAAGAAGCCGCCGATGTGCTGCAGGTGGCGGTGCAGGGCGCGAATGCGATGCGCGACATCCAGTTCGCCCGTCTGGCGCTGTTCCATGGCCAGCCGGATAGCGCCAAAAAACTGACAGACGACGCCGCCGCGCTGCTGGCCGCCGATGATGCCAGCTGGGCGAAGTTTGTGAAAACTGATGCTAAAGCCAAAATGATCGCCGATCGCTATGTGATCATTAACGCCTCTATCGCCCTGTCTGAAGACTATGTGGCCACGCCGGAAAAAGAGAGCTCTATCCAATCCGCCAACGAAAAGCTGGCGAAAGGCGATCAGAAAGGGGCTATCGATACCCTGCGCCTGGCCGGTATTGGCGTGATTGAGAACCAGTATCTGATGCCGCTTAACCAGACCCGTAAGGCGGTAGCGCAGGCGCAAGAACTGCTGAAAGCCGGTAAATATTACGAAGCGAATCTGGTGCTGAAGGGCGCTGAAGAGGGCATTGTGGTGGATAGCGAGATGCTGGTGGCAGGCAACTGATACTTGTTCCACCCTGAGAGAGCGCAGAGGAAAAAACTGACAAGGATGTCCCCTTAACGCTCGGGCAGGCGGACTGCCCGAGCGGAACGGCTAGCGGCCGATCAGGGCGTCGATTTCGCCATCGATCTCGCGCATGACGCCGGTGATGCGCTGTACCACCTCCAGACAGCTTGCCGGCGTCAGCGAATCAGGCCGCTTTGCCTCAAAAGGGGCGCACAGTTGTTGTAGCGCAGTAATCCCCAGAATTTGTGCTGAACCGTGCAGACGGTGCAGCGCCCGCAGAAAGGTCTGCGGCTCATGCCGGGCGATTGCCTGTCCGGCAGCCTGTAAATCCGCGGCCGACGCATCGCGGAACGTCTCCAGCATCTCATTCATCAGCGCCTGGTCTCCCCCCGTATTCTCGCTCAGCACGCTGAGCTTCAGGTGCCGGGTAGCGTGAGGTGATGCGCGGCCCACCGCTAAACGGCTGAGCTCATGACTCAGCGTCTGGACCGACACCGGCTTAAACAGACACATATTCATGCCGCTGGCCAGACACGCCTCCCGCGACTGCGGCAGCGCGCTGGCAGTCACGCCCCAAATTACCAGGCCCGGATAGCGACGGCGTAGCGAGGCCGCCAGCGCCAGGCCATCTTTCTTCGGCATATTGAGGTCCGTTATCAGCAGATCGTAATGTTTGCTGGCGAGCTTATTCTCTGCCTCTTCACCGTCGCAGGCTTCATCGACGCTATAGCCGATAGTGCTGAGCTGGCGCTTGAGCAGTAGCCGGTTGGTGGGGTGATCGTCCGCTATCAGTATCGCCAGCCCGGGTAGAGCCTGCGGTCTGGCGGGCGACGACTGCGGCGCGTGGATCGCGCAGCGGCTCGCCTTGACCGGCAGCGTGATGGTGAAAGTGGTCCCCACGCCCGGACGGCTGACCATCTCCAGGCGACCCTGCATCAGCGCAACCAGCTCTTTGCAAATGACCAGCCCCAGTCCGGAGCCGGTCTGCTGGCGTCCCTGGCGCGCCTGGGCATAGCGGTGGAAGAGGGTGGCCTGCTCTGCTTCACTGATCCCGCAGCCGCTGTCGCTAACCATGAGGGCCAGCTCTCCCTGTGTCTCATTCGCCAGCGTCAGCCGGCAGGAGACCTGAATTGCGCCTTCGACGGTAAACTTCAGCGCATTGCCGATGAGATTATTGAGGATTTGCCGTAGCGCCTGCGGGTCGACCCACAGCATGGTCCCTTCCTGCAGCGCGTTATGGTAGTGCAGATCGATGCCCTTTTGCTGCGCCAGCGCGTCGAAGGTATGACACTGCTGCGACACTAACTGTGCGACATCGCTCCACTGCGGGGTAACCTGGTATTTTCCCGATTCAATCTTGTCGATATCAAGAATATTGCCGATAAGTCCCAGCAGGGTTTGCGCCGTCGACCCCGCCAGCTCGATCGCCTCTTTACGCTGGCCGACGTTCAGCTCAGGTTTCGCCAGCAGCTCCAGAAAGCCGACGATGGCGCTCACCGGCGTGCGCAGCTCGTGGCTCATGCTGGCCAGAAAGCGGCTCTTGGCTTTTGTCGCCTGAATCGCTTTGTCTTTTTCGCGCTCCAGCGCACAGGAGAGAGCTTCCTTCTGCGCCAGCTCCTCCTCGAGCCGCTGCTGGGAGTCTTTACGTTTGCGCACTTCCCGACACAGGGAGAGTCCCCAGCCGAGGCTGATGGCGATCAGCACCAGCGCAAAGGCGATCAGCTGGTAAAACTGGCGGCTGTACTGGCTCCAGTTCTCTATTTGCTGACTGGAGATTTTCGACCACTTCTCGGTCATCTGCAGAATATCCCGTGGCGGAATAACCTGCAGCGCTTTGTTAAGAATGGCGGCCAGCACCGGTTCATCGCGCGGGATGGCCAGCCGAATGGCCGCGACGGGGAGTCCATCAATGCGGGTGTAGTGCAGACCCTGTGGATAGTAGTGGTCGATCATATAGCGGGCGGAAAGCTCCGAGGCTACGGCGGCATCCACTTCGCCTTCCTCTACCATCTTCATGGCGACGCCAACGTTATCCGTTTCCACCCAGTTAATCAGCGGAAAACGCGCTTTCAGATCATGGGCGGCGATAGGCCCGACCGGCAGGGCGATCCGCGCCGAGCGCTTCAGCAGATGCTGGTCGGGGGCGCTGCCGCGGGCGACCAGCACAAAGGCCACGTTAATGAGCGGATCGCTGAGGGTGACGTAGGCCTGCGGCTGTGGGGTCAGGGTGGCGGCGGGCATGATCGCCCAGTCCTCTTTTTCCATGCGCTTTGCCAGAGCCTGACGGTTGCGCACCAGAATGGGGTCAAACTGCAGGCCGGTCTGGAGTGAGACAATATTCAGCATATCGGCCATGATGCCGCGTAGTTCATCCTCGTTATCCACCAGGGTAAATGGCGGAAAATAGGGGTTCACCAGCAGGCGGACGCGACGATGCTTCTGCAGCCAGCGCTGCTCTTCGGGGCTAAAGGTAAGCGGGGTATTGAGAAACGACAGATCGCCACGGTTGAGCCAGTTTTGCATGATCCGCATCGCGGTGTCGCTGTCGACGGCATGGATAAAACGGTCGAAGAGTTGATGCAGCTCTGGCCGATCGTCACGGGTGACAAAGCGGTTGTGTTGCTCCTGCTGACGAAAATAGTGCGCGATAACCAGCGATTGCGAGAAATATTTCGAGATGCAGTGGCCAGTGGTGATGTTGTTGCCGATAAAATACTGATTCTCGCCGCTGACCACCGAGGCGAGAGCCTGATAGTCGCTATCATAAAGGGTGATTTTGGCGTTGGGAAACGCCTGCTGAATAATATCGAAAAAAGCGCAATCGCGGGTGCAGGCCAGCGTGACGCGGCGGTCAGTGGTCAGCGGCGGCAGAGGGGATTTCAGCGAGGTGACCAGCGTCGGCCAGGTTTTAAGCAGCGGCGCGGATTGATCCAGGCCCGGGGCGAGCGCATCCCGGTGCGCCACCTGAGTGAGCAGGGTATCCACCTGGCGGTCGGCCAGGGCGGTGAGCGCCTGCTGCTCGGTGTCATACTGGCGGATAATCACCTTCAGTCCGAGGCTGTGCGCCATCAGCGCCAGATAGTCGGCGTTAATGCCCTGATAACTTTTCTCGTCGCCGTCATAGACGATGGGCGTCCTCTCGGGAAGCCAGGTCCCGACGGTCAGCGTAGGCTGCGCCGCCAGCCATGCTTTCTCCTTACCGCTAAGCGGGATATCGATCGCCGCGATATGAGAATGGCTCTTCAGCTCCAGCTGTTTCATGGCATACGCGGCAGGCGAGAGGCTCAGCGCCAGCCCGACAACGACGGATAAAATAAGACGAACCGCCATGCCATCACCCTATTTTATTGCGTTGCGCAAAGTCATATAGCTCAAGCAGGGTGCTGCAGCCTAATTTATCCATCAGACGGACCTTATAGGTACTTACCGTTTTATTGCTGATATTCATTTTGCTGCCGATGGTGGTGTAGTCGACGCCGCTGAGAATATAGCGGAACACCTTCATCTCCTGCGTTGACAGCGTATCCAGCCGGTCCTGATCGGTGATGCCGTGGGTGCAGAAGCGTTCCAGTGAAAAGGGGAAATAGCTGTAGCCATTATTGGCTGCGTCGATTGCGGCGAGGATATTATTCATTCCCTCTTTTTTACTCACAAAACCATTTGCTCCGCAGTCGGCGCTGCGTTTGCCGTAGAACAGTTCATTCTTAGCGGAAATGATGATGATTGTTCCCTGGTAGCGGCGTTTGCGCAGCTGCTCCAGCACCTCGATACCGCTGAGCTCCGGAATATCGACGTCGACGATGAGCAGGTCAGGCTGCATGCTTTCCGCGGTCTGCACGGCATGAGCGCCGCTGTCGAGCTCTGCCGCGACGGTAATACCGTTGCTGTCGAGAAGGTTGCGAATGGCGATACGTGCCAATGGATGATCGTCAATGATTATCGCATTCATGGGGGCGTAAATCCTGATATGAAAAAAGAAGGGCGATGCCTGGTGCAGGTGCGGCGGGGGTTATTTTTATCGATGCCGTTATAAGGCGTAATTGTAACACAAATCGTTTTGGGCCAGGGAAATATTGTGGAGCTGAGCCAGACGAATATATTTGCATAGCTGGATGACAGCTGTAGGAACGGGCGTTCACTTGCTTCAGCGCGGTCTGCTGTTAAAAAAAATGCAAACGATTAATCTGCTCTTATTAAGGTGAGTTCTCGGGAATATCGTCCGGCGACAACTGGCAGGTAAAATAATAACAATGGCGAAAGAAAAACGCGCCTTCTGGCGAAAATGGGTTTGGAAACATCTGCTGGCAGGAATAACAGTACTGGCAATGAGTAGCGCCGCGGTGGGAAAGGATATCGTCCCCGATGAGGCGCGGACCCGAGATATGATGCGCTGTCAGGATTATCTGCAACTGGATCCGCGCGCCTGGACGCCGATGGTGATTTGGCTGATGAACGATCCTTTTTCACTGGAGCCGCCGGAGTGGACCGACTTCCATGAAGCCGAGCTGGTGCTGACGCCGATCCTCACCGAAATCTGCCGTCAGGAGCCGGATGTCTGGCTCACCTCGCTGCGGGAACGGCTCAATTCTTATCAGCAGGTGCGGTCGCTGAACTAAGCGACCGCGGTAAAACGGCAGAAAAAGTGACTAAATGCGCAGTTAGCGGCCTTCTTCTGCGCAAAGGCTCAGCAGCGGCCCGCTTTTTGCGACAGGGCGTCGCAGGTTTTGCTCGCTAGCGTCGGGTTGGCGCCGGCGCAGATGGCATTCGAGACGGTGCTACCGCCGCCCAGCGGGATCAGCCCGTAAAGCTTCGGCTCGGCGGCCTTCGTCACATAGCAGCGATGGCTGGTTTTGCCGATGGTGACCACAAAGTTGGTTTTCACATCCTGCTGCCTCGCATCGGAAATTGTCACCTGCGAAGCATCGCCATTAAAAGCAAACGCGGCGGCCTCTTTCATTTTCCGTCGTCATGGGTGGTTTAGCTACGCAACCCATTAATAACAGTGCCAGACAGGTACTGATTGATATATCCCGTATTTTCATCATTTCATCCTTTTTGTAAGTCAGCGGGTTATATATAAGAGCGGGGGGAGGAACGCGTTGATTTCGATCAGCTGGCGCAGGCTATGGTTATTTTTCGGAAATTGACCTGTGTTGTTACATTTATCGTGAGTAGTATGAATTCCAGCATTGCAGGAATGAAAGATATTTCAAGACTACGTTGCGTAGTTAGACAGAAGTCAACAGGAGTGCGGCGGTTATGGGCTGCCCGAGATGCTCTGAGCAATATTTTGCTAAGGCAGAATGCTATCTGTTTTAGCGTAAGCGCAAATTTTCCCTGCGTTATAACGGACTTTTTATCCTCTTAATGGGATAGCGACAACACGCTAAGCCATGCGCGCTGCTCAGCGGTTTGTGGTGCCATTTTAAAATTCAGGAACAAAAAAGCCACTCTTTCGAGTGGCTTAATTATATGATTTTAAATCTAAAATTTGGTGGCCCCTGTTGGGTTTGAACCAACGACCAAGCGATTATGAGTTCCTAACAGAACAACAGAAAATCAATAGTTTGCTTTATTTATCATTGACATAGATTGCCATTATTTGCCAGTGATTGTCCATTATTCGCCATTTCTACCGCCACTTTATCGCCACTCTATAGGTTTAGTCTATGGTACAGAGTTCGTTAACTCATTATCTTTTAAAATACATTTTTGAGATAACCATTTGATTACACTCAAGGCTGCTTGTATATTATCGGCTTCATCTGAATATGGTTCAAAGATAGCTTCGGTTTGTCCTCTCCTACTTTTCTTTGAGTGTACTACTGCGCAACGTATTTTATAGAGCCAGTCGCTAATGTTAGTCACTAATATTGGTTCGTCTTGAACGCTAACGCCAGTGATTTTAACACCTGAAGATGAAATGATATCTTGTCCTATGTTAGTAACTAGGTGCCGCGAAAAGTTCATTATGAATTGATAAAGTTCATTATGATTAGTTATTAGATTCATGACATGTCTTAAATTTTCTTTTTCTGTGCGAGCAGTTGTTAGTCCTATTAATGGTGCAGCATCTTCCAAATAATACTCTAAGACATTATAATACCCAGTGAAGCTCAGTAACGGATTTCTTTCTCGTAGTCCAGAGAAATAATATGAAAGCAATAAAGGTGAATAAGTTTTATTTGTGGTTATTTTTTGGACAGGAATGTCTATAATATCTCCTGATATAATTTCAGACTCGATCTCAAATGTATCAATGCTCTTTATTCTATGGAATGATATTTTGTATTCTAAATCAAGAGCCTGAGTATAGTCTAAAACTTCATTTTCACTTTCAATTAGTCTCAATCTTCCCATATATCCATCTCGGTGAGAGTCAGGAGCAATGATGGCATTTATTTTCTCATTATATAGTTTCTTGATATTTATGGCGCAATTTTCCAAATGATTGAAAATTAATGGTTTTGCAAAGCAAAAATCAGTGAAATTCCATTCCTCTCCTGAAGCATCTTGTAAACTAACAATACTTTCATCATTAAGTGGATCAAGTGTTAGTGCTCTAGTGTTTTTATTGTCATGATATTGATAGAGGTCGTTTGACTCGAAAGGCCAAAAAGCAGGCTTTGTTATTTTTGAGCACATCCTGGAATCGCTATCTAAGAGTGAGTATTCGAATAAATAGTTATCTATTAAATACTCAATTTCTTTTTCAGAGATTGGTTTTGGCGGTTCAATTCTTAATCTTGCAATAGCCTCTAGTTCATCAAGGTAGTATATGGGTTGAATGGATGTCAGAGGTTCGCCATAAACATATGGATGAATGATGAGGTCATAACTTAATCCAGAAAAATATATAGCTTTATTTAGCCCTTTACTTTCGAATAATTGGCATGTAAAAAGTTTTGCTGCCATTGCTATATCCTTATTGAAGTTATCAATTATTTGCTAACGGGTTTAATTTAACTGCATCTTCCAAGTGGTCTGGGGCAAAGTGCGCATATCGCATGGTCATTTTTATATCCGTATGGCCGAGAACGCGCTGCAAGACCAAAATATTACCACCATTCATCATAAAGTGGCTGGCGAAGGTGTGGCGCAAAACGTGGGTAAGCTGTCCTGCCGGTAGTTCGATGCCTGTTCTTTCCAGAGCTGACCGGAACGCGCCATAACAATCACTAAACAACCGGCCTTTTTTATTCTCAGGCAGAGACTCATAGAGTTCTTTGCTGATTGGGACGGTGCGGTTTTTTCTGCCTTTCGTGTTGGTGTACGTGATTTTGTATTTCGCGAGCTGGCTTTTTCTCAGACTCTCAGCCTCAGACCACCGTGCACCAGTGGCGAGACAGATTCTTACCACGGGTTCTAAATCAGGGTGGTCATGCCTTTTACACTCTCCGAGCAGTTGCGAAATCTGGTCGTGAGTTAGCCAGGCCATTTCCATTTCTTCTGTGCGGAATGGGCGCATATTTTTCAGCGGGTTCTCACCCTTCCATTCTCCGAGGCGATTTAGCTCATTGAATACCGCCCGGAAGTAGGCCAGCTCAAGATTAAGCGTGCGAGGCGATACCTCTTTCACTCTGTTTGAACGGGCATACTCACCTTTTAACCGTTTTTCTCGGTAGCGGGAAAACATCTGCGCATCGAAATCGCGTGCGAGTGGTTCACCCATACACTCAAAGGCATGGTGCATGGCTAACTGGCGTTTCAGGCCGTCTTTCAGTGTAATGCCATGAGCGCTATACCATGAATCAACCAGCTCTTTTAACGTGCGCCTGTCTTCCTTTTCTTCCTGCCACGGGTTTTGAACGGTATATTGCTCAAACGCCAGAGCTTCGCCCTTAGTGGCGAATTTCTTTCTGATTCGTTTGCCTTTTGCGCCGTTTGGGTAGAGTTCACAAATCCAACCGCCAGCCGGATTTTTACGCACGGTCATTAGTTAACCTCGCTGTATACACCCATCACGCGACCTAATGCTTTAATGTCATCAAATCCACATTCAAAGGGAACTTTGCCCCCTGCTACATGTAGTTTTCTGCCAGGCAATTTTGTTAATTCTCGAATGCTAATTGCACCTTCAATATCAACGAGCCATTCTCCATCTGAAAGGGATGCGTCTCGTTCGATGAAATGGAGTTTTCCGTCAGCGTAGACGGCAATTGGATTCGTAAGCGGCTTGCCAAAGAACTTGCCAGCAATACTCAAATCGCCATCACTAACCAGAGACTCTTCACTTAATGTGAATTTCTCCACATTTTGGGTATCGTTATTCATGTTGCCGGTTGTAGGTGACCCTTTGCCGGTGAGTAGCCAAGCGAGATTTGCGCCAGTTTCTAGGGCGCAATGCACAATAAAGTCATAAGAAATGGAATCGCGACTGTACCTATTAGCAAGAGAGCTTGATGCAATTTCGAAGTGTCTAGCTAATTGAATTTTCTGAGAAAATCCGTAAGCCTCGCAAATCCTATCCAGCACTTCTTCATTGTTTAAACCAAGACCTTCAATTCTCATGTAGCTTTAACCTATTTACAAGCTCCATTTTGGGAGTTATGTTAAGCCTAAACCTAGGCAATTAATGGCGAACGTTGGCAAACAGATGGCTATTAATTGCAATCTTTAGTAAAAGGGGAATCATGCAACATGGCTTCTGAAATCGCAATCATCAAAGTGCCTGCACCTATCGTTACTCTGCAACAATTCGCGGAGCTCGAGGGTGTTTCTGAACGCACCGCCTACCGCTGGACAACCGGCGACAACCCTTGTGTACCAATCGAACCCCGCACCATCCGTAAAGGCTGCAAGAAAGCAGGTGGCCCGATTCGCATCTATTACGCACGCTGGAAAGAAGAGCAGTTGCGTAAGGCGTTGGGTCATTCCCGTTTTCAACTCGTCATCGGCGCTTAATTCACTTTATGTGAATTATAAGGATGCAACATGTTTGATTTTCAGGTCTCCAAACATCCCCACTATGACGAAGCATGCCGGGCTTTTGCGCAGCGTCACAACATGGCGAAGCTGGCCGAGCGTGCGGGTATGAATGTTCAGACGTTACGCAACAAGCTCAACCCGGAACAGCCTCACCAGTTCACGCCGCCTGAATTGTGGCTGCTGACTGACCTGACAGAAGACTCAACCCTCGTTGATGGCTTTCTTGCGCAGATTCATTGTCTACCGTGCGTGCCGGTAAATGAGCTGGCTAAAGACAAATTGCAGTCTTATGTCATGCGAGCAATGAGTGAACTCGGCGAGCTGGCAAGCGGTGCGGTCTCTGATGAGCGCCTGACCTCTGCACGTAAGCACAACATGATTGAAAGCGTAAATGCTGGAATTCGCATGTTGTCATTGTCGGCTCTGGCGTTGCATGCGCGGCTTCAGGCTAACCCGGCAATGACAAGCGTTGTAGACACCATGAGCGGTCTCGGTGCCTCATTCGGTCTGATGTGAGGTGCTTATGTTGAATACTGAACCGTCATTCGCGTCTTTGCTTAAAAAGCAAAGTCCCGGCATGCACTATGGCCACGGCTGGATCGCAGGTAAGGATGGCAAGCGCTGGCACCCGAGCAGCTCACAGGCTGATTTACTGGCTGGTCTCTCCACTCAAAAGCAGGGGGAATCATGGCTATCGAAGCTGTTTCTGCGACTGTTCCGCTAAAAGCGGGTGAACGTCTGGCCGGTCTCAATCATGTGGCTGAATTGCGCGCGAGATATTGGGGCGATAGCTGGAAAGAGGTTGAACGTTTTGTCGATGATATGCGCGATAAACGTGACCCACAATTTGAAGAAAATAATCGGGCGCTGGCCGCTATTTTCTTTCTGGCAAAAATCCCGGCGGCTCGTCATGAGCTCGAATTAAGTGAGCTGACTACTGACGAGAAAAAGGCGTTTATTACAGCGATGAATCATTTTCGTGCAGTGGTGAGTTTATTTCCCAAACGGCTAACTATGCCGAATTAATCCAAACAGAAATTTAATGGCGTAAACCCGCCGGGCTTCTTATTACCCGAAATCAGGAGAATAAATTATGCGTAATACCGTAACCCGTTGTTTTAATACAGATAGCGATGCGCTGGCCGTATTGCTGACCGATGCCAAAAAAGAAGAACGTAAAGACCGCGCGCTCGCTGTTTCAATCCGTCTTGAGGCACTGGCGATACATATCACCAAAGAGGGGATGAGCGGTACCGAAGCCGCCGAACTGCTGCGCCGTGAAGCCACTCGCTTTGAGAATGAATCACAGGAGCTGCACTAATGGCCGACGCAATGGATTTAGCACAACTGCGCGAGCAGGAAGACCGCGAACGCCACATCAGCAACGCGCGTAGCCGTATCGCTGCACCTTCCCGTTTTCTCTGCGAAGAATGTGACGCACCAATCCCGGAAGCTCGCCGCATTGCGATTCCGGGTGTGGCCTTTTGCGTGACCTGTCAGGAGGTCACCGAATTGAAATCTAAACATTATCGGGGGGTATGACTTGGCGGTTCAATTCGCTTACCCGTGGAATGCTCCACGGTCGGCAATAGCCAGCCCATATCTTACCTATGACCAACAGCATCGCCGCGGCCGTATGTTCGCGGCTTTGCTGCATGCGAGAAAAGTGCTTTCTCTCCAGCCTGAGTGTGTGCGTTTTGATGTTTATCGAACCGCTACGGTGCTTGAGCAAAATCAGGGCGGTCAACGAGCTAATGCCTTTTTAATCAGCTTTTGTAAAAAGGCATTGCCGCGTCTTGAACTGGTCGCAAAAAAATACGAGTGCGTTGGCATCAACAGCAATGTATCAACCGCTGTTTTCGGCGGTCATCTTGATACCCAGCTTATGCAATATCTGGCATCACGCATGGTCAATATGGTCGCCAGATTTAACCGACTCCCGGACATGTCCCGCGCCGATATTGACTTACTGGCCTCTGATATCGCTAATTTCATCCGGTCAGAGCTGGCCGACATTGATGACACCGGATTAAGTGAACTCAAAACGCTGTACACGTGGTATATGCAAGCTGGGATTATTTCCCTGCAATTCAATGTTACCCCGCCACATTGGGAGCGGGTGACAAAGAAATATGTCGGCGAGGACGAAATAGCCCCAGCTATCACCCGCATGTTTAACGATGTGTGGTGGCGTGGTCGTCTGCGACGCATTGCGGCTGCATGGCGCGAACATCTGCACATTGCCGTCGGCAACGTCAGCAAGAAAAAGCACGCCTACGCGAGTAAAAACTGCGTGACAGACTGGCGCGAGCAGAAGCGCCGCACGCGTGAGTTTCTCAAAGGTCTGGATCTCGAAGACGAAGACGGCAACCGCATCAGCCTGATTGAAAAATACGACGGCTCAGTCGCTAATCCAGCTATACGCCGCTGTGAGCTGATGACCCGCATCCGTGGGTTTGAAAATATCTGTAATGAGCTCGGTTATGTCGGGGAGTTTTACACCCTGACTGCACCGTCTAAATATCACGCCACGACTAAAGCGGGATACCGTAACAGCAAATGGAACGGAGCCAGCCCGTCGGACACGCAGAGTTATCTCACCGGACTTTGGGCGCGCATTCGCGCCAAGCTGCATCGGGAAGAAATCCGCATTTTCGGCATACGTGTTGCCGAGCCTCATCACGACGGAACGCCGCACTGGCACATGCTTATGTTCATGTTGCCGGAAGACGTCGAGCGCGTACGCATTATCATCCGTGATTATGCGTGGGAGGAAGACCACCACGAACTGAGAAGCGATAAAGCCAAAAAAGCGCGCTTTCATGCTGAGGCCATTGACCCGGAAAAGGGCAGCGCTACCGGCTATGTTGCTAAATACATTTCAAAAAATATCGATGGCTATGCTCTCGATGGTGAAACCGATGACGAAAGCGGTGGGCTGCTGAAAGATACAGCTCCTGCCGTATCAGCATGGGCGGCACGCTGGCACATTCGTCAATTTCAGTTTATCGGTGGCGCGCCGGTGACGGTATATCGTGAGTTACGTCGTCTCGCTGATACCGAGACCGCGCACGGTTTAAGCGTTGAGTTTGCCGCCGTTCATGATGCCGCTGACGCCGGTGACTGGGCTGGTTACGTTAATGCGCAGGGAGGCCCGTTTGTCCGGCGCGATGATTTACAAGTGCGCACACTGTATGAACCGCGGGCCGAGTTTAACCAGTATGGCGAGGAAACTGTCTGCATTCGTGGCGTGTACGATTCCGCCGTCGG